CAGATCCTTCTGATATTACTCAAAAAATGCTTGATAAAATGGCGGAAGTATATAATATGCCAAAGAAATTCTTTTTTTTGGAAACTAATTCCCTTTTAGAAAGGAACTATAACGATGAATAAAGATATTAAGCTTTTTGATTTTGAAGGATCCCACATAAGGATCGTATTGATTAATGATCAGCCTTGGTTTGTTGGAAAAGATATAGCAGAGATTCTTGGATATGCTAGTCCACGATCAGCAATTAGCAAAAATGTACCAGACAAATTTAAAGGTGTTGCCGAAATGGAAACACCTAGTGGAATGCAGAATATGACAATAATTTCTGAGCCTGGTCTTTATAAATTGATTTTTAAATCTCATGCTCCAAACGCTGAAAGATTTAATGACTTTGTAGCTGAAGAAATACTTCCAGCGATCCGCAAACACGGAGCATACATGACGCCTGAGAAGATCCAGGAAGTACTGCTTAATCCTGACACGATCATTCAATTGGCTACTGAATTGAAAAAGGAACGAGAAGGCAGGTTGATTGCTGAACAACGTGTTAACGAACTTCAGCCAAAGGCGACTTACTATGACAAGGTTTTAGCGAACCCTTCATTAGTAACTATTAGCGCAATTGCTAAGGATTATGGAATGTCGGCAATGAGAATGAATAAGTTATTGCATGAGCTAAAAGTTCAATTTAAGCAAGGCACAACTTGGCTATTATATGCGAAATACCAACAAACAGGCTGGACTCATTCCAACACAACAATGGTGACATTAAAGGATGGAACTGAGAAAGCTGTACTGAATACTAAATGGACTCAAAAAGGCCGTTTAGGTTTGTATGAGTTGCTTAAGGCTAATGGTTATTTACCTTTAATCGAAAAAGATCAACCAGCCTAAGGAGTGATCAACATGGTTAAACAAAAAAAGCCATCAAATGATGACATAGATGAAAAAGTTAAACAGTTTGATCGAAAAGTAATTGGTGATTACCTAATTCCATTTGTTGTTAGTTTAGTTACCACATTACTCACTTTGGCAGCATTGTATGCAAGATAAATGGAATTAGTTGAGTTGTTAAGAGGGTAGTTATAACTGAAACAATTATAGGCACTAGAACACTTCTAAGAAGAAATTTTCTAAATTGTTCATGTTGTTCTTGAAAATAATGCTCACCTTCCGGTGATAGAGAATAATTAAAATCAACCATATTAGTTATGTGATTCTTAACTTTATTTACTGGATAAATTTGAACTAATCCTTTATCTACAAGATCTTTGATCAAATAAGGGTCTTTAGTAATTATAGGATCATTATGATTTATCGACTTATATTTGGCTAACTTCTTTAAAAGAACACGTTCAGCGCGTATGGTTTCAATCATATTAATGCCTTCTTTCTCAAAATTAATTTTATCAGATGTTAGGAGTGATCAACATGCAAGTAGCACTTGATGAAACTTCAATGATTGAACTCATTGATCAAGTAATGAAGAAGCGTGGCTATGTTCCTGAAGAACAAATTGTAGGAAGAACAATCAATGTTCAGGAATTTGCCAAAAAGTATTGCAAACCACATGGACAGGCTTGGGTTAAGCGAAACATTTTATATGTTTTTAAACCCGACTGGGTAAGCAATATCCATCCTGGCAGAGGTGGAAAGATGACTATCTTTGAATATCCTGCTGCCATTTGGATGAATGAACATAGGAAGGAGATTGATTGGGATGCTAAGTAGAGATCAACACTTGGGCTTAGTGATTGCCTTGGGTTTCATTCTGTTCTGGTTGGGATCATTTATCTTAATCTAGCGAGGTATGACTTTGATAGAAAAAATATTGATCTTGCTAATGATTATGGCAACAGGATTTGTAACATTCTTAACGATTAAAGTAATTAGTACGGGAGATAGCAATTACCTGTTGATTATGGTTCCAATCGTTATGTTGTTATTGATGTTAATTATTGTAGGAGGTAATGAATAATGCGAATACCAAAACGACAAAGCCAAAAAACAAAAGAAGGATTGATTGCTGCAAGCAATGCAATTTATGATCCTTTGAAAAAGAAAAAAGCCGATCACGGCAATGATCGACTTAAATAAAAATATAACCAAAGGAAGTATAACACATGGAAACATTAATTGTTACGGTAGATGGCAAAGATTATCTCATTGGTGAAGATGGAGATTTTCAAAACTGTCAAGAATTTCTATGTTGGAGGCTATGTAATGTTGGAATTTTACAGTTAGCTAAAGAGATGGATTATCCAACTTGGCAAGATTTATGTAAGAGCCTTTTTGACTCACTAAATAGAGATCCTTATTTTGTTGATGAACAAATAAAGAATTATTACCAAGGGAGGTATATAAGTAATGAGACTTACTGATTTTAGCGATTGGGTTCATTCAATACAAGCAGAAATTCCTAAGTGGGAAGATGAGCTTATCGAAGAAGCCAAAACTCAAGGAACGTACCAAAAAGGATTAAATTGGCTTAAGTCAATTGAGCCGGATTTTCCTTCAACATATGGTGCTAGCCCTGAAGAGTATGTAGCTCAACTTACAAGGATCATACCTGAAGAAGCTTATCGCAAGTTACTACAAGAAGCTAAGGACCAACCTATAAAGGAGAAATAACATGCCTAAATTTAAATGGACTGAGGAAGATAATCAAGCTTTTCGCTGGTTAATCTATGGTGCTTCGGGAGTAGGTAAAACTACTGAAAGTAAATATCTTAAAGGAAAAACTTATTTGTTATCTCTTGATGAATCGTTTAAGAGGATAAATTACTGGAAACAACATAAGGAAAATATTTGGATTCTGGATCCTGATAAACCTATTGAAGATATACAAGATTTTGTCAGGGATTTTAATCCAAATGATTATGACAATTTAGTTGTAGATAACGTATCTAATTTGCAAAAGATGTGGTTTATTGAAAAAGCCAAAGAAACAAAGAATGGATTAGATAATCAAATTGCTCACTACAACGAATTTGTAAACTGGATAATCAGATTTATTAGTCACATATTTCATTGGAAAATTAATATTTACGTAACAGCATGGGAAGAAATGACAAATGTTACAGATGCTAATGGCCAAAAGTTTATGCAATATGGTCCAGATCTTAGAGACAAAGCTAGAGACTATTTAATGGGAAATTGTGATGTTGTTGGTAGACTGATCCAAAATCCTAAAAACGGTGAACGTGGGATTATTTTGCAAGGCGATATTGGAACTTATGCTAAGAATCGTTTAGATAACAGAAAAGCGGTGAAAGCTAGTGACCTATTCACTATATCCCTATCAACAGAAGATAGTGAATCAGACAAGACAGCAGCTGATGCATAATCATAAAAGTGTAATGATTGTCAGTCCTCCAGGATCAGGAAAATCAGTAATTATTGCTGAAATTGCAAGACTAGCAACAAACAAAGGTAATAGAATTTTATTCTTTGTTCACAGAAAAGAACTAGTTAAGCAAATCAAAGATTCATTTAAGCAGAATGATGTTGATTTGAATAGATGCATTATTTCCACAGTGGGAAAAATCGCTAATCACTTAAAAGAAATCCCGAAACCTCAATTGATTATCATTGATGAAGCACATCATACTCGTGCAGGACAGTACATGAAGATCATCAATTATTTTAGCAATGTTCCTAGATTAGGATTTACAGCTACACCATGGCGAATGTCTGGTAAAGGATTTACAGATATATATGATGTCATGGTTGAAGGGATGCAAGTTCAGGAATTAATTGATAATAAAAAATTGGCACCTTACTTGTATATATCTAGGAAGCTTGGTGATTATAAAAAATTACAATCATATTCAAACCAAGATTATACAAGTAAATCAATGGCTAAATTTATTAAAACAATAAATTTTGGGGATATGTTAAAGACGTATCATCAACACGCTGAGGGGTTAAAAACAATTGTTTATACGCCTTCAATTAAAGCTGCAAAATTGGTAGCAGGTAAATTTATTGCTGATGGTATTCAAGCAGTTGAAGTTGATTCCAAAACTCCAACCAAAGTAAGAACCCAAATAATGAACAAATTTAGAACTGGTGAAATTCAAGTTCTAGTAAATGTAGATTTAGTTAGTGAGGGCTTTAATGTCCCAGATTGTCAATGTGTAATTATGCTAAGGCCTACTAAATCTTTAGTTTTATATCTGCAGCAGGCTATGAGATGTATGAGGTATCAGGATGGAAAAAAGGCTGTAATTATTGATCATGTAGGAAATTTTGAACAAAAAGAAGTAATTGGCAGTAGCAAAAGTAAAACAAAAGCTCCCTTTGGATTTCCACGGGATTACAGAGTTTGGACGCTTGAAGATAGAAAAAAAGCCACTCGAAAATCAGAAGATGATCTAAAAATAGCAATCTGTAAGAATTGTTTTGCAGTGTTTCCAGCAAGTTATTCCGAATGTCCTAATTGTGGAACTAAAATTGGAAAAACCAAAAAGAATGCAAAAGCCTTAAATTTGGAAGATAAAACTGAAATGGATATAGTAGACAATTCTGAAAAGCCAATTCTTTTTACAACAAATTACGTTATATTAGTCAATCCTAATGAAGCAAAAAGCATGGAAGAGCTTTATCAATATGCTAAAGCTAAAGGATATAAACCAGGTTGGGCTTACTACAAAGGTAAAGCATTAGGATTAATTAGATAGGAGAAATAAAAATGGGTTTATTTACAACTGATTATAAAGATTTAGACAAAAATACTTTGGTACCAGAAGGAATTTATGAATGCATTATTGATCATACTGAACCAGATGCAACTAAAAGCGGTGCAGAGTATATCAATATTGCATTAAGAATTAGAACCGACTTGGATCAAGCTATGCCTGATACCAATGGTAAACAACATAATAGATTAGTTTTTGCAAATATTTGGCGCAGAAAAAAGACTGGCGAATATGACCAATCGGAATTGAGTTATGTAATGAAGGCTGCAGGTGTTCCAGAAGGGGTGGAAGTTAGAGATTGGAATCATTGGTCACAACTGTTAACCGGTAAACCTGTGAGAGTAAAAGTCGCAATAAGTAAAGATGAATACAATGGCAGAACAACTGAAAGAAATCAAATATGGCCAAATTCATTTGCTGTAACTAAATATCCACTACAGGTACAAAGCAATCCATTTTCTGGTAATCAAGGCACTGAGGTTTTGACAAATGAAGACATTCCATTCTAATTACCAAAACATCCCTATTGAATTGCAAAATTTGAAGCAATGGGGAAACTTTGAATTAAAGTGGATAGAGTCGAGACATAAAAATACAAAAATTCCAATCAATTCTTATGATGGAACTAATGGTAAAAGCAATGATCCAAATACTTGGTCTGATTATGGAACAGCTGTTAGAGGAATCGAAAAGTTTGATCGTGCTGCTGGATTAGCATTTTATTTTGATAATGGATATGTAGGATTGGATATTGATAATATTGCTGATGATTTATATGATTATCGCAATGGAGCTCCAGATACTATTGTTAGCCAAATTATTGAATTGACTAATGGAACTTATATGGAAATCAGTCAATCAGGCAATGGAATCCATGCAATTTTTAAGGGAAAAATTCCTGGAAAAAGGCGAAGAAAAGGAAATTTTGAATTGTATGAATCTGGTAGATTCTTTGCTTTAACTGGAAATACCATTGGCAATAATCAAATTCAATCGCTTGATGAAACTGAGTTGAAAAAACTTTATGAGTTTTTATTTGGCAAGGATAAAGTTATTGAGCTTAATCCCAATCATCCAGTAGAAATCAATGATATGACTATTTCTGAAATTCTTTCAAAAATGTATGAATCTAAAAATGGTCAAATCATTAAGCTGTTTATGCAAGGCGGTTGGGAAAAATATTATCCTAGTCATTCTGAAGCAGATATTGCTTTTTGTAATTACTTAGCATTCTGGTGTGGTCGAGATTATTCCAAGATGGATCAAATTTTTAGAAACTCTAGTTTGATTCGTGATAAATGGGACGAAAAACACGGAGCTGTTACATACGGACAAGCAACTTTAAATAAAGCAATTAATGAAACGCAAAATGTTTATAAAGGATCAGCTGAAAATAACTATGATTATTCGTTTGCATTCAACAAACCTTTAAAAAGCAAAGATAAAGTAGAGCATCCTCCACGGTCATGGGATGATATGGGTATGGCTCTAAGGTTTAAAGATCAATTTGGTGATAGGTTTCGTTGGTCTATGGTTGATAGAATTTGGTATTCATACAATGGTAGTTATTGGAGCGAGGATAATAATGGACTAGCTGAAAAAGCCGGTGATGTAGTAATTAATTCTTTGAAAGATGAAACTATTGTTGTTCCTGAAAATACTAGTGATAAAGATCAAGAAAAAATTGCCAAAGCATGGGATAAGTTTTGTAAACGTGAAAGATCACTCCAAGCTCACACCAATATGCTTAAAGGTGCAAGGCACTTGCTGCCTGTTCAGCACTCAGAATGGGATAAAGAAGCAATGCTTTTAAATACACCTAGTGGCTATGTCGATCTTACCAATGGTGTATTACACGATCATGATGTATCAAAGATGTTTACTCAGGAAACTGGTGTTGAATATAGCGATACATACGATTGTCCAACATGGAAAGCATTCTTGAATCAGATTTTTCAGGGTGATAAAGAATTGATTCACTATGTTCAAAAAGTTATTGGATACAGTCTAACTGGATCAATTGTTGAACAAGTAATGTTTGTTTTAAATGGCAATGGTCGAAATGGTAAATCAGTATTAATGAACATTGTGGCCTTTATATCAGGTGGCTATGCTAAAACCATGAATGCTAGTTCAATCATGAAAAAATATGGCTCACAGGGTGCTAATTCAGATATTGCACGATTAGAGGGAGCAAGGGTTGTTATCAGTTCCGAAGCTAATGAAGGCGACCGACTTGATGAATCTTTGGTAAAACAAATGACAGGTGGGGATACCATAGTTGCTAGATATCAATATGGTAAAGATTTTGAATTCAAGCCGATTTTTAAACTTTGGATGGCTACTAACCATAAACCAACAATCTATGGAACAGATGATGGTATTTGGCGAAGAATGATAATAATTCCTTTTAAATATAAAATTCCTGATGATAAGGTTGATAAGCATTTGGAAGATAAACTAAAAGCTGAAGCTGTTGGAATTCTTAATTGGGCTATTGAAGGCGCAATGATGTGGCAACGTGAAGGACTCAAAGAGCCATTAGCTGTTAAACAGGCAAGCAATGAATATCGTGAAGAAATGGACGTTATTCAATCGTTTATCAATGATAGATGCATTGTTGCCGATGGTGAGCTTGTTAAGTCTAGTGAACTTTTTAAAGAATATAGAGAATGGGCTAAAGATACAAATAACTATGAAATGAATAGTCGTAAATTTGGTCAAGAGATTGGAAAAAGATTTGAAAAGAAGCGTTTAAACAGCGGAAACTTTTATTTGGGTATTGATATAGATAAAAATCAGGGTTATCAATTCAATATGGTGTAGCTTAATGTATGATCATACACTAGCCTAAAACTCAAGTGGGATGCGGGTTGGGAGTGGTTTTGAGTTTTTAAAGTGTAGGATGTGTATCTTTTTTTATAACTTTTTATATTTTATATATTTATTTTTCTTTTCTCTTTTATTAGAAAAAAGGTACACTTCATACACCAAATGGCTTTAAACGTCTATATATCAACGTTTATAGCAGTGTATGATAAACGCTTTATCATACACTAAAGATACACCATCATACACTACTCAAAGTGTGGATATAGGAGCAACAAACAATGAAACATGGATTTTTAGTGAAATTAGTCGATAAAGAAACAATTCTGCTAACTGATACAGATTATGACTGGGAAATTTACAACAAAGCAGATAATTGTTTCATTCAAGGATATGGAATTGAAGATTACAATCCTTTTATGTCTTTCAGTCAAAGGGATGTTAAAGAACTATATATTAATCTAGATAACATTTTGTATGTAAAACAGGTGAAGTATGAACTCAAAAAATGATTGTAATTATTGTGGTGGCTAAAAATGCTAGTTAAAGGTAAAGAATTAAATCGTGATAACGTTCAAGACTGGTCGAATATAGAACTGCATATGTTTGAATATGCTTTAAAAAATAATCTTAAAGGTGAAAGCCATCTACTCTATCGATTGGTTAAGAACGAACAAAACAGAAGAACTGCAGTAAACGATATTAATAATAGATTTCGCAAAAATGCGGAATTTCTTATTCAATCGCTAGGAGGCAATGATGACTGATAATTTTAAATCTTATACAGATAAATTATCTGACATTCTAGAAAAAAAGAATGAGGCTTATGGCAATTCCTTTGATAAGTCATTAGACGACTTAGGATTAATTGCCGGAGTTACTAGAATTTATGATAAGCAAAATAGATTAATTAATTTGGTTAAAAATCCAAAAATTGACGATTTAGGTGAAAGCTTAACAGATACTTTAACGGATTTAGCCGGTTATGCAATTTTAATGGTGAGGTATTTGGATGCTAGAAGAAATCGATAATTTAATTTCAATGATGCTGCCTGATCAAGCTGATAATTTTTATTATTCGCTTGGAGAGTGGCACAATTTGGGTAATGTAAAAAAGCTCAATGTTAATCTTAGGTTTGAAGATGACTATGGTAAAAAAGCTAAGTGGAAATTGTTATTCATTTGGGATCCTAAAACAGATTCTGTAAATCTCTATTTACCTAAAGATAAATTGGAAGATTTCACTACTTTTAAACGTCATATTGGACCAGATGGAAATTGGAATTATTTTGATGTCTATGATTTTGAGTGAACATGAGATACAGAAGCGTATTCAGGTGGCAGTTTCCAGAAATGGCTGCACGATTTTTAGAACTAATGTAGGAAAGGTAAAAACTGCAGATGGCCGGTGGTTTGATACAGGACTGCCCAAAGGATTTCCGGATTTAATGGGATTTAGATGGTCAGATGGTCGGATATTCTTTATTGAAGTTAAATCTGCAACTGGTAAGCCTAGACCGGAACAGATTACTTTCCACAGATTTCTTCAATCACATCAAGTTATTCATGGAATTGCTAGAAGTACTGAAGATGCTTTAAAAATTATAAATGAAAGTCTGGTGGGCTATGGATTCTAGAATTTTAGAGTTATTGCACCAAGTTGAATTGGAATATGGTTCTGTTGCTAAATGTCCTGATGATGATCAACGGTTGCTAGAAGCTAGATCAATCTTACTTGCTAAAGAAAAGCCTGATGATACTACTGAAAAAGTAAAAGCATTAATCATTAAAGGCTATTCCCTTAATGAAGTTTGCAAGAAATTGAAGCTAGGTATAGCAAAGCTCAATAAAATCAAAGAGCAGAACCAATTGTTGACTAGGCCCCAATTTAGGTATGTAGCTACAAAAGGTAAATACAGAATTCATGGTGCAAACATGGCTTCAATCGCTAGAGCACTTGGATATAAAACTAGATTATCTGCAATAAAAAGCAATGGTTGGCTTCTTTGGGCAGAAAGGCGACGATGGGAGCAGATTGATGATGGAGAATACTACATAGATCCAGATGAAGAAAATATTTATGTAAAACGTGGGATCGATTCTTACAGAAAGCACAGGATTTATAACTTGATGGAGTGAGTACATGTACAGTGATGAATTTTTCGATAAAATCGATGAAAAGAAAACACTTGATAGAGTAGCAAGATTTTTTAGCGATGATTTAGATCGCTTGCTTGCTCTTAGTGGTAACAATCGTACATATATTACATCTCCAAATTTAGAAGATCCTGGAACATCTAGCAATACCAATTCACGTGATGCTATGCTTATCAATGGAATTACAACACAGTTAACTGTGGATGCTACTGTAACAGCAATCAATCACTGCTCTTATAATTCCCAAGTCATTCTAAAAAACCTCCTTATTAATAAACATACTTGGGCAGAGATTGAACGGATGCTTTACAGCAGTCATTCGAAAGTGGCAGCACTCAGAAAAAAAGCGCTGTTTGAATTTGCGGATAACTTTACTTATCAACAAGTAAAATTCCATTGTAAGCCTGTTGTTGATCTACATGTTTATGCTTAATAAAAAGTACAACTTAGATACAAATAGAGTACAACATAGCGGATTAAGCGTTGTATTATAGTAGTATCGAAAGATGTGGAAATATCCCCCCAAAGATTTCGATAAATAACAATTTATTTTTCTTCAAGGATGATATTTGTACGTAAAATTTATAGGTAAAATTTCATCAATTGGCTACAACCGATGTGTACACGGGGCAGGTGGAAATCCTGCATCATCCTTAGTGATGTTAGCAAGCGTCAGTAAATAAGTTGCACCTTCGTTTTAATTTTAAATTGGCGCACATGAAAATTCGAATGAGTAAAAAAGACACGTCCGACTATTGCAGTTACGGTGGTATGGGTGTAAGTCCCATCACGGTTTTAATGAGAACATTGGAATAGCCTTAATTTTTATTAAAAGCATCAAAATTTAGAAAATGGGTTGTAGGTTCTAGTCCTATGTTTCTCATGGCCTTGCTAAGCTATAACAATTCCGTCCTCCTTGAAAGAACGAAACCACGAATTAGCAAGGCTTTCTGGTAAGATATGCAAATGGTTAACGCTGACAGTCTGTAAAACTGTTGCCTTATGGCTTTGTAGGTTCGAATCCTACTCTTACCATTTGTCCGTGATGACATAAAACTAAAAAATATTTGTCTCAAAATTCTGGCAGTTTTAAAAAATTAGGCAAGAAATTTATTTTTTTGTACAATCACTGTAAACAATAAGGAATTAGGAGGCAAATCTAATGTCAAAAGTAATTAAAGAAATCAAACCAACTAATGAGGAAAAAGAATCCACTAATAATGAAGGCAAGGAAAAGGAAGGATTGAAGGAGAACTTTCTCAAGAAACTTAAACAAATATATAGCTGGATGAATGATAATGGCAGTTATGTCATTCAGGGAATCATTTTAGTTTATCTACTACGACTTTTTTCTGATGCGGTTTATTCACTAGGCTTAAATAATAAGAATTTTGATTGGCTGTTCTTTTTCGACAATATCATTCAAACAACATTTGTATTTTCTGCCATCTTAAGTGTGATGTTGATGATTTTGACTATGATTTCAACGTCTCATGCTGATTTATATTATATGGGGTTGTTGATTGCTTTAAATATTTTGATGCTTGTATATTTACTGTTGTTTAAAGGAAAGTACTGGTTTATCGCAACGTATATTTTGGATATTATAATTGGTATTTTCTTTATTTACAGTAAATCAAAAAACAAAGAGAAAAAAGAAAAGCGGAAAATTGATGTTACTAGTCTATTGACAATTGTAGTTCCAGCATTGGCAACGATTGTTGCAGCTTTTATAAGTAAATAGATATTTTTAAGTCAGCTAATTAAGCTGGCTTTTTATTTTGCATAAATTTAAGGCGGTGGTGAAATGGTGTGAAAAATAAAATGTCCGAAAAAGGGGCTTTCCAAAAATTAAATAAAAAGCGTCAAAAGGCTGTAGAAATGGTATTTGAGCACCGTTTTACTAATGCCGAAATCGGCACTGAAATTGGTGTTGATGAAAAAACTATTAGGCGTTGGAAAAAAGATCCTGACTTTATACGTGGCTTACATGACTATAGCCTTAATAAGCTAAATAGCGCATTGCCTTTAGCTGTTCAGCAATCTTATGAATTATTGGAAAATCCGAAAACATCTGCAATGGTTAAATTTCAACTCATTCAAATGCTTTTTAAATACGCTAATTTATTATCTGATAATTCAACACCTGAATTAGATAAAGCTAGAATTCGTAAAGCTAATGCTGATGCTCGTGTGGCAGAAGCTAGAGCAAATGTTGTGGAACGTTTAGGCAGCGAGGGTGATGATAAACTTGATGAACTTATGAATAAGTTGATTAGTGAAAGCGACAAAAAGTAACATGGCGTTAAACGATTTATTTACAAAGAAACAGCAAAAGGTGCTTCAATCTTATTTGAATGATGATTGGAAGTATCTTTTTTTGATTGGCGCAGTTCGATCAGGTAAAACATATATTTCAAATTGGATGCTATTGCTTGAATTAAAACGGGTCGCAAAATTAGCAAAGAAAAACAATGTTAAACGACCAATTTATATATTGGCTGGATATTCTAGTAACTCGATTTATACAAACATCATTGCTTCAATTGAAAATGAATTCGGTATCAGCATCCCTGTTGATAGGCATGGGCATTATTCGTTATTGGGAGTTGAAATTGTTCCTGCATATACAGGCTCAGTCCGTGGTATTGGTTCTATTCGTGGTGCTACTGCTTATGGTGCTTTGATTGATGAAGCGACTTTAGCAGATCAAGGCGTATTTCAAGAAATAATTAACCGTTGCTCTGTTGAAGGAGCAAGAATCCTAATAACCAGTAATCCAGATAGTCCTACAAATTTTATTAAGACAGATTACTTGGACAACAAAGACCCTAAGGCACGTATTAAAGTATTCAATTTTACAATCTTTGATAATACTTTTTTATCCAAAGATTATGTTGATTCTTTAGTAGCTGCTACGCCTTCTGGAATGTATACAGATCGAATGATCTATGGCAAGTGGGTTAGTGCTGAAGGACAAATATTTAGTGATTTCAATATTGAAACCATGACTATCACAACTGATCAGTTACCAGAAATGACTAAATATTATGCATCAATTGACTGGGGTTTTGGCAAAGGGCACAAAGGCGTTATTCAATTGTTTGGTGATGATGACAAAGGCACATCCTATTTGATTAAGGAATGGGCACATGAGCATAGATTCATTGATTATTGGATAGATATTGCCCAAGAGATTAAACAAAAATATGGAAATATCGTCTTTTGGGCTGATTCGGCTCGTGTTGATTATGTAAATCAAATGCAAGTTAACGGCATCAATTGTATTAATGCTAATAAAAATGTATTGAGTGGCTTGGAGTTTGTAGATAGTTATTTCAAACAAGGAAAATTAATTATTAACAAGGATGAAGCACCTAACTTGTTAAATACTATTTTCAATTATGTTTGGGATGATAAAAAAGAAGCCCCAATTAAAAAAGACGATGACAGCGAGGACTGCTTAAGGTATGGAATTTATTCAGAACATTATAAAGGAGGAGGTTACATCCCGTGGAATTAAAACAAATGCAAGAACTGATCAAAAATACCAGCACGCAACGTGCTGGTTTTTTGAAGCGTTATGAAAATGCATTGAAATATTATAGAAATGAAACTGATATTACAAGCAGAAACGATGGCAAATCCAAGTTGAATAAGGACGGCAAAGATGATCCATTACGTCATGCTGATAACCGTGTACCATCGAACTTCTACCAATTGCTTGTTGATCAAGAAGCAGGTTATGTGGCTACTGTTCCTCCTCAAATTGATGTTGGTAATGAAAAATATAATGAAGATATTGCTGAAGTTTTAGGTGATGATTTTGCCTTAACTGTAAATAACTTAGTGATTGATGCCAGTAATGCTGGTGTTGCATGGCTTCATTATTGGGTTGATCAGGATAATAACTTCAGATATGCAATTATTCCACCTAATCAGATAACTCCAATTTATTCAACTACTTTGGATAATAAGCTGTTAGGTGTATTAAGATCATACAAGCAGTTAGATTCTGATACTGGTAAGCTATTTGCGGTTCACGAATATTGGAATGATAAGGAAGCTACATTCTTTAAACAACCAACTTCTAATCTTGATAGCCTTGAACCATATAACAGCATTACTAGCTATGATATGAGCGCTGGCTATGAGACTGGTGTAAGTAACGTATTAAAGCATAATTTTGGACGTGTACCATTCATTGCATTTTCAAAAAATAAACTTAAGTTATCAGAGCTTAAGAAGTGTAAAGGCCTTATTGATGCTTATGATGACATTTACAATGGTTTCTTAAATGATATTGATGATATTCAGCAGGTAGTGCTGGTATTAAAGAATTATGGTGGCACATCACTTGATAAATTCATGCATGATCTGAAGGAAAACAAGGCCGTTAAGTTTAACAATGCAGGAAATGGTGATCAATCTGGTATTGATACACTGCAGATTGATATTCCGGTTGAAGCTAGAAATTCAGTATTGCAGACCACCAAAGAAAATATCTTCCTTTATGGTCAAGGCATTGATCCTGCTAACTTTAAGAATAGCAATGCTAGTGGTGTGGCGATTAAGATGCTGTATTCACATTTGGAACTAAAAGCTGGTATTACAGAATCAAACTTTAGACGTGGCATTAGTCAGCTTGTGAGAGCTATTATGAATTATCTGGGCATGAGGGATGCTGACAGCATCAAGATCTCCCAGATTTGGACTAGAACTCAGGTACAAGATGATTTAGCTAAGGCTCAAGAAATTGCCGCTGTTGCTAATTATTCAAGTAAAGAAGCAATTGCTAAATCAAATCCTATTGTTGATGATTGGCAACAAGAGCTTAAATATCAAAAAAATGATATTCAAAATAGTGACGGCTTTAGAGCGTCTCAGAGCTTTAATGATTCTGAAGATAAAGATTACTCTAATGATAATAAAAACGATTCTGATAAATCAGAGAAGGCAAATAAGAAGTCTAGTGATTAATTATGAACTCACAAGAATACTGGAAGAAACGTGCTCTCTTAGCTAAACAAAAAGAGATGGCTTCCAATGCTGAATATGAAATTGCTATGCGTTCTCGTCTTAAAGATCTTGAAAATGAATTTATTAAAGAATCCAAGAAATGGGTAACTAAATATGCTAATGAAAATAATCAGTCACTTAAAGAAGCGGCTGATTATTTAAATTCTATTGATACTAGTAAGTTTGATATGACATTGGCAGAGTTTGAAGCCAAGGCTAGAGCTGGTGGCTTTGAGAAAGAATTAAACTCTGCTTATTATAAAACTAGAATTGCTAGACTTCAGGAACTGTACAGACAATATCAAAAGTTAGCTGCTAGATATGCTGATAATGAAGAAGATAATATGGCCATTGGTTTAGCCAAACGGTATGAAGATACTTACCTATTGGAAAATTACAACAAATATCTAGTAGTAGGTGGCTTAGATGTTAACTTTGCTCACTTTAATGAACAAGAGTTAAAGGATATTGTTTATCAACCTTGGAAGGGTGGCAATTTTAGTAAAAGAATCTGGAACAATTACACCAAAGTAATGCCTGAAGTGTTAACTGATGTCATGTTTAGATCTACAGCTTTGGGATATTCTTACAATCGTGTTGAACGAATGCTAAGAGATAAGTTTCAAGGTGTGGTTAAATCCAATATCCATCGTTTAGTTATCACTGAAATGGGGCATGCTGCAGAAAAAGCTACAGCAGAGTTCTATGAAGATTCAGACATTGAGCAATATCAGTACTTAGCAACATTAGAAACTCATACATGTGAAGTTTGCGCACACTTAGATGAACGTGTCTTTAATGTTAAGGATGAAAAGGAGGGTGTTAATTATCCTTTGATGCATCCCTACTGCAGATGCACCACAGTTCCTTATATGAAAGACTTACCTGATATTCCAACACGGTGGTATCGTGATCCAGTTACTGGGAAAGGTAAATGGACACGTAATATGAATTATAGTGAATGGAAGCGAACTGTTAAAGAACAGCAATCAGAAAAGGAATATGCTGATTTAGTTGGTAAATTTGGTATACATGGCTTTCCTGAAAGTGCCAAAGAATATAACAAATTATTGTATAATAAACGTACAGGAAGAGCCTTGAATGCTTATGTTAAAGCAAGAGAGCGAGGCACTGTTGAACCTGTAGTTACTTATCAAGATTACATAGATGCTATGGATCGATTAAATGATGAAGTTGTAGGTACAACAGCATCAAATGGCCAAGTGGTAAAAGATTTTAGTGATCATTTAATTGATAGAATTTTTGGAGTAAAAAAGGATCCTCAAGGACATCGACGTGAAGGCGTATCGATAGATAAAATCAAGGAATTGTTACAAAGTGCAGAAAGAACAACTAGAATCGATTCAACACCTTTTAGAGATGATGATGCTTATGTTGTATTGAGTGATAAAGGCAGATTAGTTACAGTTGTTCCAAGAAAACGGAGGAATAAAAAATGGAAACACTAAGATTTAAAAAAGATGATTTCCAATTCATTAAAGAAAAATATCCTCAGTTGTATAAAATTTATAAAAATCCTTATGAAAAGAATGGAATCGTATATGTTCCACTTCCTTCTTATGATATCTATGAAAAATATTCAGATGAAACTGTAGGATGTATTGGAGATTCACTGAATGAGGCACATAGCGATTTAAATGAAGATGGTTTAAGGCTTGAAGCCGCTTGGGACTATGCAGATTGGTCAGAGGATTAGAATATGGCAAAAGATGATTATTTTGTATTAGTTTATAAACTTTTAGAAATTTTATATGCCATGCTTAAAAAAGGGAAAGTTATTACTGATGATGAATTAAAAGAGCTCAGTGATGGCTTACCACAGGAATATTGGGAATATATCTTAAAGAGCCTAGATAAAGAAGGTTATATTACTGGAATAGTTCCGATATATTCATTAAATGGTAACAGTATTAAAATCATCAATTTGCAAATTACACCTAAAGGAATTGAATATTTGCAAGATAATTCGAAAATGAAAAAAGCAAAGGAAGCTGTAAAGCATTTACCACAATGGCTTGCTTTAATTACTAAGTTTGCATAATAAATTAGGAGAATCGTTTAATGGCGGTTCTCTTTTTGTTTGCCCTGAGCATTGGCGTAAAACTGCTCTTTTTGTATGCCTTGTGAGAGGCGAACTCGTAGAAAACGTGTAAAAGGTAAGGAGAATTTATATGAAAAGAAATCAACTTAAAGATTTAGGACTTGATGAAAATCAAATCAAAGCTGTTATGGACTTGAATGGTGAAGATATTAATAATGCTAAGTCTGGTAATGATGCAATTGTTGAAGAAAATAATGCTTTAAAAGCTCAAATTGCTGAACGTGATAAAGATTTAAAGAATTTACGTAAGAATGCTAAGGATAATGAAGAATTATCAAACTCATACAAGGAATTGGAAACCAAGTATAAGAATGATACGGCAGATCTTACTAATAAATTAAATCAAACACGTCTTACTAGTGCTGTTGATCGTGCTTTAAATGCAAGCAAGGTCAGAGACACTAAGGCAATCAAAGGCTTCTTGGATATGGATAAGGTTAAGCTTGATGAACAAGGTAACCTATTAGGACTGGATGAACAAATTAAAGAAATTCACAAAACTGCACCATACATCTTTGATGAAGGTATTAAGCAGAACTATGAACCAAGTAATGGAACACCTGCTACTACTGATCCGGTTCAAGCTATGGTTGATGTTTTTAAGAAATAGAGGAGATTTATTAAATGGCAGAAGTTATTAACTATGCTGATGCATACCAAAGTGCTGTGCAACAAGCTTTTTATGATGGTCACTTATATAGTGCAGATTTATGGAACTCACCATCTAACTCAATGGTTAAGTTTGATGGAGCAAAACATATTAAAGTACCGCGTTTAACCATTACTGCAGGTCGTCAAGACCGTCAACGTAGAACTATTACAGGCTTTGCAGCTAATTACAGCAATGACTGGGATTCATACGAATTAACCAACGAACGTTACTGGAGTACTCTTGTAGATCCTTTGGATGTTGATGAAACTGATATGGTGGTTTCAATTGCTAATATTACTCGTCAATTTAACTTAGATTCAAAGATGCCTGAAAAGGACAGAGAAATGTTCTCTAAGCTATATCAACAAAAGGTTAAGTATGACGGTCAAGAGGGGGTTCACACTGAATCAGTTGATGAAACGAATGTTCTTAAGCTATTCGATGAAATGATGAGTAACTTTGATGAAGCTCGTATTCCAGCTCAAGGCCGTATCTTGTACGGTAAGTGTCAATATTTTTGCGGTAACCCATAAACCATTAGTCTAATCTTGCTTTCTTAAATATTTATATGATTTAAACT